CCAAATCTCAACTGCGACATGAGCAAGTGTGCAGGAGGTATAGCAAAAAGCCTGATTTTATTCTTTTTAACAAGATTGGTTTCTTTGATCTCAACCTTACCAGATGTGTTATAAATAACAATCTCTTTCTTGAGTTCTTCGCGCCACTCTTTCCAATAAGGAGATTGGAAGAGATCGCGTTTAGTTCTAAAACCCATAAGAGTATAAGGAAAACCTGGTGAGGTTGAAAGATCCAAGTCCGGGATGAATTCGTCATCACTTGTAAAGAAAGTATCAAATGGAGTGATATAATCAGTCTCGAGAAAATCCAAAGCAAGCTTAAATGTGTTGCTTTTTGAGAACGACCACTGACCAACAAAATCGAGGGATTGATAAGAAAAATCCATATTCTGAGAAGAAGGTGTGGCTATTGAGTATTTTGAATCTTCAAGAGCGAGAATCTTTTCCTGGTTTGATGGTATGACCCCAAACCAGACAGATACAGGCCGTTTGATCTTAGTCAGCTTTGGCAAGCTGTGTCCGCTCGGAATCCATCCGATGAATCGCATACTCCTAAAATTGTAACGGGCTGTACCACCAATATTAAGACGAGGGACTGTTTTAGGGGGAGATCCAACCCCCTCTATTTTTTCTCACCTTTTGCGAGAGCGCCCACGTAAAGGGCCATGTTGTTACTTCCAGCTTTCGAATCACCGTGAGTGTGATTGTGAATTCCTATGAGTTCGGTTCCTCTCATAATTGCAGATCCACAAATACCTTTAATAGTTGTGACACTATGAGAAATTTCATCCTTGAACCTAATAGCTTCACTAGTACCATGCTTAGGGTTGCCATCGAAACGACCAATTAACCTGATAGCCATATGTCTTCCAACTTCAACAGTTCCAATAGGGAGGCCACCACCAGATAATTGATATTTATGTGCTGGGCACCAGGAGTATCCATCTCCATCAGGGCAAGTAGGAACATGTGTGAAATCACTCTTCTTTATTGTGAATTTTTTGTACCATCAGTGATTTGGACACCATCATTAACAAGATGTGTGCAAGTTATAAGAATTTTACCTTGGTTAGAGATAGCTTTCACGCACGATCCTGTAACCACACCGTCGCTCCTAACGAAGGAGTAAATTGAGTCATGTGCTTTATCGGCACCATCCTGGAGTGGGTGTAAACTTTTAGCCTCGGGTGTTTTCTTTGGTGCTGGTTTCCTTTGACCTTTAGTAACCCACGTTTTAGTTTGGAGAGGAATTTTCGGACTCTTTGATTCATGTTTCGTGTAAGTGTCATAATATAACGCCATTTCTGCTGAAATATTCTTAAAATCGTCGAGAGCCCTTTTGTAATTGGCATCGTCATATTTTTCATTACCATGTTTCCTAAGCTCCTCCATATACTCCTGTATTTCATCACGTCTACTAATAAGTTGATCGAGTTCATATTGATAGTCAGCTCTAGCAATCCTGTCGGCTCTAACGTGTTTTTCCCGTTTGAGCGTGTGTTGCCTCGGTTTGTTCTTTCCTTCGAGTTGAACAAAATCCTCTTTTCCAAAAGATTCATGAACTTTTTGATAGTTGACGGGATATAAACAGAGTTTTGAGTGAGAGTAAGTACCAAGAACCACAACACCAAGTACAGCAGCGATAGCTACGAAAGTCTTCAAGAAATCAACAACCAATGGAGCAAGATTTTTGATAGTGAAGGCATTCTTAATTTTAAGGAAAAAATCCTGAAACTCATCAGTTTCTTCAATTTCGAACTTGTCCTCTTGCTTAGCAGTTACTATGTTAGTACACGTACATTCGTCAGTTTCAGTATCTTTAGTCAACAAAAAGCGTCCAAGACATTCTCTACCACGAGTAAAATTCATAGTTTTCAAATCCTCACCCATTACAAAGTTCTCTATATATTCAACATCATGGAGATCTTTATGAAGACCACAAGGTTTAATATCAACTTTGTATGCTTTTCCAAAGATTTGAGGGTCAGTAGGATCCAAATCGTCAGAGAATCCTTTAAATTCAAGAAACAATCTTCCAGTTCCAATAGCGGTTTTTATTTGTTCATTCATATTGGTAAAAATAGCTTGGGTTTGTTGTTTCTCGTTAACTTGGGTCTCCACCGACTCCCATTTCTTAAGATTTTAGTCCATAATTCGGGTAAGTGCGAAAACGCATCAATAGTTGTGACTATAGCACCAACTAAACGAGAGGTAGTTATGAAGTTTTCAATAGATGTTAATCCTAGAACAGTTCCAACAAGACTCATAACAGCACCAGATTTTACAACGGCTATCATGGATTGTTGAAAGAGAGACTTATCATCATGCTTCCCCTCTTTCTCAAGTACCATCCTCTGATAAAG